ATAGTAAATTTAAAATACTTCGCACTTAATTTATGCCAAACAAAAGAACTATTGACCTGTTAACTGATTCTTACAAAGATCAGATGACAGCAAGACGTAAATATGAATTTAAAAACTCTAAAGGTGAAAAAGTTGTTGATTTATACTTTAAGCCATTAACTAGATACGATAGGCAACGTGCGCAGGGCGTAGCAGGTACTGATGAGGCTCTTACAGTATCAACTCAATTACTTTGCCAAATGGCAGAATTAGAAGATGGAACTAAGGCTTTCGCTCTAGCTGATGCACCAAATTTACAGAGAGAGTTACCAGAAAATATTTTAAACGAGATAGAGTTATTTCTGTTCGATATAAAGCTTGATGTAGACTCAGCAAAAAAAGATTAAAGCGAGATAACTGGTTAAATTTTGAGTTTTTTCTCGCAACAGAATTAGGCAAATCAGTAGAAGAATTAAGAAAATCCATGACTGAAGAAGAGTTAATATATTGGGCTGGATATTATGAAAATAAATTTGACGAAGAAAAAAAAGCAGCACAACGACAAAAACACAATTCAAGGTAATATATAATAAAGACTTTTTTTATTTGTGGCACAGGCAAATGTAAAACTTACAGTTGATGCTTCGCAAGCCACTAGAGCATTACAAGGCGTACAAAATAAAACAACATAATTACAGTCAGCTTTTGGAGGATTAAAAACAGCGATTGCTGGAATTGGAATTGGGGTTTTAGTAAAAGGAACAATTCAAGCTGCAACTAATTTTGAAAAATTAAACCAGCGCTTGAAAATACTTACTAAAGATAATGGAACTTATGGGGAATCTCTTAAGTTAGCAGAACAAGCACAAACAAAATTTGGCTTAAGTTCGATTGACGCTTTAGAAGGGGTTACAAATTTACAAGCAAGACTTGGCCCATTAGGTTCAAGCATGGAGGAAATATCAGCAATATTCAATGGATTTAATACAGCAGCTATCCTGTCAGGTGCTTCCACTCAAGAACAGGCAGGGGCGATGCGTCAATTAACACAGGCATTGGGTTCTGGAGTCTTAAGAGGTGATGAATTTAACAGTATTTCCGAACAGATGTCAGCAGTATTGAAACCTATTGCAGATCAGTTAGGAGTAAATGTTGGTGAATTAAGAAAATTTGCGGCTGAAGGAAAAATAACAAAAGATGTAGTTGTTGGTGCATTTAAAGAAATAGAAAAAGAAGGAAGTAAAGCACTTAAAGAATTAATAAAAAATGACCCAACAATGGTGTTTAAAGTTTTAAGTAATGAAACGGAAAAATTATCAATCGCTGTCGGTACTTTATTAGCTCCAGCGGTTTTAGATACGGTTTCTGCACTTACAAAACTTGTTAAAGGTGCTTCAGATTTTGTTAATTCACCAATAGTTCAAACAGCAGCAATATTTACTGGGATAGCTTTTGCTGTAAAAGGAGTAACCACTGCAACAACTCTCTTGTCTGCGGCTCAAGCAATTTTATTAGCAAAGTTTAAATTAACTACAGCAGGGGCTATTGCTTATGCAAAAGCAACATCTACAGCTTCGATAGCTACAAAAACATTAGCTATTTCTACAGGTGCATTAACATTAGCTTTTAAAGCATTACCACTTGTTGCGGTAGCTACAGGAATCGGAGCTATTGTTACACAACTGATAAAACAAAAAAAAGCACAGGATAAAGTTACTGATGCAATAAAAAAAGGTGAACTGGCACAGCTTAGAGCTTTAGAGTCTGATCTAAGCATAAAAATGGCAAAAGAATTTGGAATTATAAATAGTTCTAATGATAAAAGGTCAATAGCAGCAGCAGAAAAAAGGCTTGCTTTATTACGAAAACAGTTTAAACCTATCAGAGACAGAATTAATGAAGTTATAAAAGAAAATGCAGAAATTGATAAGACAAATAAAAAATTAAAAGAAAAAAAAGATTTATTAGATAAAAACGCAGAAGCAGCAAAAAAATTAAAAGAGAAATTCGATGAGATCGGCAAGTCTATTGAACAAAACTTAGTGCAAAACTTAACTGACGCTGTAATGGGTGCACAGACGCTTGGACAGGCTTTATCTAATGTTTTAAGAGGAATACAGCGACAACTGGTAGAAATGGCGGTGCAGAGCGCAGTAGGCGGTATAGGTGGCCTATTTAGTAATGTCTTAAGTGGAATATTTGGTGCTAATCCTACACCAAAAGCAATGGGCGGCCCTGTCTCTGCTGGCGGCTCTTTTTTAGTTGGTGAAAAAGGCCCTGAGTTGTTTGTACCACAAAAAAGCGGTACTATAGTTCCAAATCATGCTCTTGCTGGCACAACTAACGTAGTAGTAAATGTAGATGCCTCTGGCTCTGCTGTTCAAGGTAATGATGATAGTGCTGCTAAACTAGGTGAAGTTATAGCATCAGCAGTACAAGCAGAAATAGTTAATCAACAAATGGCTGGAGGTTTATTAAGCTAATGGCTAGTTTTCCAACAACAGTTAATCCATCTTATGGTGCGGTCAAAAATTCTGAGCCAAATGTTCGTATTGCACAGTTTGGTTCTGGATATTCTCAACGCTCAACTTTTGGGATTAACCAAAACTTAAAAATTTATAATTTTAATTGGAGAAATATATCTGAAACAGATGCAGATGAAATAGAAACTTTTCTTGATGCAAGGGCAGGGGTAGAAAATTTTGATTACACACCAGCAGGGGAATCAGCTTCTAAAAAATTTATATGTCCTCAATGGAGAAAAACTATACCTTACTTAAATAGAGCTTCAATATCAGCTACGTTTGTAGAGGTGGCTGAAGCATGACAAGCGCACAAATAGTTCCAGCTTCTTCAAAAATTAGTGAAGAAATACAAAAACTTGAACCATCTGCACTGATTACTTTATTTGAACTCAAATTAACTCTTGACATTAATGGTGTAAATCAAACTTATTATTATCATGCTGGAACTAATGAGTTAAAAAGTAATATTGTATTTAATGGTATTACTTACGTTGCCGCACCTGTAGAAGTAAAGGGTTTTGATAAAACTACAAAAGGAACATTACCCAGACCTACTTTTACTGTTGCAAATGCTGATAATGCAATTACAAACTTAATGCTTTTGTATAATCCTTTGAATGCAGAACTAAAAAGAATACAAACACATAAAAAATTTTTAGATGCTGTAAATTTTTCTAGTGGTACAAATGCAACCGCAGATCCCACCGCAATAGCACAGACTGATGATATTTGGTATATAGATAGAGTTGCAGCAGAAACCCCTCAATCAGTTTCATTTGAACTTACAGGAAAAATTAATATGCAAAATCTAAGACTACCTAAAAGACAAATTGTTGAGCATTGTCCATGGCTTTATAAAGGAACACAATGCGGATATAATGGTTCAAAATGTTTCGATGTTAATGATGTAGAGTTAACAGGTGCAAATAAACAAGATTTAGATAAATGTGGTCATAAATATTCAAGTTGTTTAGTACGTTTTTCTGGTAAAAATGATCTTGTACCTTTCGGAGGATTTTTAAATGCAAGACTGCAGATGTGATGTTATTTAAAGAAGAAGCAAAAAAACACGCTATAGAAGAGGCCCCAAGTGAATGTTGTGGAATTGTTGTTGATGATATTTATTATCGCTGCAATAATATTTCAGATACACCTAAAAATAATTTTGCAATACACCCTAAAGATTTTTTAAAAGCCAGATCAAAAGGTAAATTACAATATATTATTCATAGTCATCCAGAAGGAGGTAATGCAAGTGAAGCTGACAAAAAAGCTTGTAAAGCAACAAAAATACCTTGGTACGTTTATCTTTTACCAGAGGACACATGGCAAATTATAAATCCTTAATCGGCAGACAATGGCAGTATGGAGTTTTTGATTGTTACTCTATAGTGCGTGATTATTATGCCTTGCTTGGAATAAATTTACCTGATTATGAAAGGCCGAAAAGTTTTGAAACCTGTAAAAGTATATTTTTAAGGGATGCAAACAAATTAAATTTTAAAGAAGTAAATATAGATCAAAGAGAACCAAATGATGTTTTAATTATGAAGATATGGACTAAAGAACCAATGCATGGTGCTGTTCTTTTAAAAAATGATATGATACTACACCAAAAATTTGAGTCTGTAAGTTGTTCAGAGTACTTAAACCATTATTATAGAAAAAGAACTGTAGGGTGTTTTAGATATGCAGCATAAAATTCTGCTGCTAGATGAATTAGGAGATAAGTGGGGTAAAACTCATGTCTATCATAATTTAAAATCACCTAGTGAAGCATTAAAGTTGCTTTATATTAATTACCCTGATTTACAAAAATATTTTGCTACTGCTCACGAAGATGGAATAGGTTTTACAGTCGTCCAAGCTGGTGAGTTTTTAGGTTATGAGGATTTAGGCTTACCATTAGGCAAAAATGATTTAGTAATAACACCTGTCATTACTGGTAGTGGTGGAGTTGGTAAGGTATTAGCTGGTGTTGCCATGATTGGTTTGGTTGCTCTTTCGGCTGGTGGTTTAGGTCCTGCTTTAACAGGTATTTTTACTAAAACTGGATTTACTGCTGCTACTGGTGGGTTTTTAGGGGCTACAGGGTCAGCAATCATTGGAAAGCTCGGTGTTGCTCTTGTTCTTAGCGGTGTTTCAGAAATGATCTCTCCTCAACCACAATTACCTGATTTTGATTTTGAAGCACCTGTATCTGGATTTACAGGTGGTGCTGGTGGTATCACAAGAGGTTCTGATGGTTCTCAAAGTTATGCTTATACAGGCGCAGCTAATACTGTAGGTTTGGGTAAAACTATTCCTGTAGTTTATGGTAAAGCCTTAGTCGGAGGTCATATATTAAGCACAAATATAGAGGTGTCTAATCAGTCTGACCCTTTAATGAAATATATAAGACCACCTAATTTTAATACTGTTCTTTTAAATGGTGAAAAATTAGAGACACATTATACAAATGCTGGTGGTGTGATGGCAAGAAGATACAATGACACAACAAGCAATGCAAGTGGAACACAAAGCTATTTAACTTCAAATAAGGTTATAGATTTACAAAACGAAAGTGAACAAAAAATTGCAGATATAACAGGAGATTCTAGTGGTAATACTGATGTTAAAAAATTTCAAATATTGTTTCAGGTAGGTGGCTTAATTGATTTTGTTGGAGAAGATGGAACAACAAAAATTGATGGTTTTATTTCATACAGAGTAAAAATAAAAGAAAGAGATGATGCCACTTTAGTTCTTAATAATCAGTCAACGATTCAAGGCTTAACTACAAAAAATCAAAATTACAGTTATATAACTAAATTGCCTTATCAAAAAATATCTGATAAAAGTAATTATGAAGTATTACTAGAAGTTATTGATACAGGAGTGGATTTTAATAAAGCATCTTTTACCATAAAGCAAGTAGGTTATAACTTAAAAGAGAATTAATTATGCCTTTAAATTCAACGTCCGTAATAAAAGTAATAGACCTACTATGTGAGGGAGAAATTGAAGGTATTGTAGAGGGCAAAAAAGGTATATTTCTAGATGAAACACCAGTTAAAACAGGTACAACTTTAAATATATCAAAAGAACAATTTGATTTTGATGAAAGAAAAGGAACAAAAACGCAAACGAAATTAAACGATTATCAAAAAGGAGAGGCATCAAATCTTACTAATATTGCAGAAGAAATAGGTTCAAATTACAGTGAAAGTGTTAATGCAGAAAATAAAGTAACACAAAGAGATTATGGTGCAGGAACAAAAATAATTCAGATAACAGATTTAGAAACAACTTCTGTTCAATTTCTTTTTACAATTCCATCTTTGTTTTGCACTGCAATGGAAGGTATTGCAAGAGGTCAATTATTTAACGCAAAAGTAAGAATTAAAATTTTTCTAAAATCGAGTGGATCTGGATTTAATGAAGTCTACGATAAAACTTTTGAGGGAATATCAACTTCTGATTTTCAATTTAAAACCCCACCGATTGATTTAACAGAAGATCAGGCGGGAAATGAATTAACAGCACCTTTTTTATTAAAAATTGAAAAAATAACAAACAATGAAAATGATTATGAAGTCAAGAAAACTGATTTTGAAGATATAAGTGAAGATACAGCATTAGAAAATACAAGAGGTAATCGTATATTTCTTACATCAATGATTGAAAGGCAGGATTTTCAAAGTCGTTATCCTTTTACAGCTTGTGTAGGTTTATCTTTATCAACTGAAGCCTTTTCTTCCCTACCCACAAGAGCATATTTAGTAAAAGGACTTAAAGTAGCTATTCCACACAACGCAACAGTTAGAGATGATGGTAGTTTGGAATTTAATGGTTCTTTTGATGGAAGTCTTTTACAGGATGATAATGGCGAAATTTTAAAACAATGGACAACTTGTCCTGTCTGTATTTTTTTCGATATGCTTACAAGTGATAAACATGGGGCAGGGGATTTTGTAACAGCATCAAATATAAGTTGGGTCGATTTGTACCCACTTGCTCAATATGCAAATCAGCTTGTATCAACCCCTGATGGTGACGAACCACGTTTTGCAATAAATACTGTCATTGGAGCGCAAAATTCAGCTTATAAAGTTTTACAAAACCTTGCAAGTGCATTTAGGGGTATGACTTATTGGGCCGCAAATACAGTAAATGTAGGAGCAGATCATGGTAATTTAGACGGTTCTGATGTTGACCCTGTTCATCTCTATAATAATTCAAATGTTGTTGGAGGTGTTTTTAATTACTCTGGATCTTCATTAAAAACAAGATCAACTTCAATAAGAGTAAGATATAACGACCCAGATAATTTATATAAACCTAATGTAGTGGTAGTTGAGGATTACGATTTAATTACAAAATATGGCTATCAAACTAAAGATTTAGTTGCTTTTGGCTGTTCTTCTAAATATCAGGCGCAAAGATTAGGAACTTGGATGTTGAAATCAGAAGAATTAGATGCGGATGTCGTAGTATTTCAAACAGGTTTAGATGGTTTAGCTGTATTACCTAGTCAAGTTTTTGCAATAGCAGATGAGATGAGACAAGGTGTACAAAGGGCTGGAAGGATTGCTACTGGTGCAACAACAACAGCAATAGTTTTAGATAAAGATTTATCCTCTACTTTAAGTAGCAACCCCACTTCTTTCACTTTAAATTGCACATTGTCAGATGGAACAGTTCAATCAAGAACAATTAGTGGAGTTTCTACAACAACTGTAACTGTCAGTAGTGCTTTTTCATCCGCACCACAGTCACAATCTATTTATACTATTACCTCCAGTACTTTGGAGCATCAAAAGTTTAGATGTATTGATGTTATAGATAATAATGACGGTACCTATACGATAGAAGGAGTACAGTTTAATGATTCAATTTATGCAGCTGCTGATAATAATACAGATTTAAGTTTTACAGATATTACCGCATTTGATGAGACTCCAACACCTCCTGTTAATTTACATCATACAGTTATTACAACTAACACACCTTAACCATGTCCAGTAAAGCAATTTTTAGTTGGTCTAGAGGTACAAATGGGCCTAGTGTGAATTTTGAGGTTAGATATCAAATTGGTAACGGTGATTTTATAGATGCAAGAACAAATAAAACTAGTTTTGAAATAAATGATTTAAAACCTGATGCACAAGTGACTTTTCAAGTTAGGGCTGTTGGGATTGCTCCAAACAATAAAAGATCAAGTTATACAGAAACAACAATTACAATACCAAAACCATCTATTCCTTCAACAACTTCACCTGTCAAGCCAGTAGTATTATTACCTCCAGATCCTACAAATGTTTCGGTTGAGGCTACAACAAAAAACGAAGCTATTATTAAATGGAAAATACCTGATAGCTATAGAGGAAATAAAGAGGAATTAGTTGCAATCATAAGGCACTCAGCATTAACAGACGGTAGTGGGGTATGGCCTAACAGTAGTTTTTTAAGAGAAGTTGCTGCTGTGACTGATTATTTAATTGTTCCTTTAATGAACGGAGAATACCTTGTTAAATTTAAAGATAAGGAAAATAATAAATCCGCAAATGCTACAAGTGCTGTAATAAATTTACCTGATGAGGTTCCAAAATTATTAGTACAGACAGTAAGAGAAGATCAAGGTTTAGCTCCTTTTGTTGGTCAACGTAATGATTGCTTTTACTCTGATGAATATGATGCACTTGTTTTAGATACTGATGATCTTATAGATGATAAAACTGATTTTGATGCAGGATATGAGCAAAATATAGATTTTGGTGGTACGTTAAAAACATCAGGTGAATATTTTTTTGAGAATGTTGTTGATTTAGGTGGCATATTTTCTGTTCAATTTAATAGAATTTTAAAAATTAGAGGTTTATACCCAAACGATACTATTGATTTACATTTTACAAATATTGACCAATGGAGTGACTTTGATGGTAATTTACCAGATGAAACAAATGGTATATTAAAATTTAGAAAAAGCAATGACGCTGCAACTGATGATGAAATACAGGATGAAAATACTGAATTTTTATTATTAGA